TACCACCTCTTGTTGCTAAATCATTTAAGTATCTCATATCTGATTTATAGAAATCATAAGAACCTCTACGGAATCCAGAGAAACCTAAGTTTAATGCCATATCTTCAGAGTTGTTAAATACTCCGTAAGAAGTACCACCAGCTCCGTAAGAATTCATAGAAGCTAACATGTCATCCATTGCTAACGAAGTAGCTCTGTTTACAAACATCATGTTTTCTTCAATAGCACCTTGCTTGTCAAACTCAGCTAAGATAGCATCAAATTCAGCTAAATCAGTAGCAGCGTTTACTCCAGTGATACCAGAAGTAATATTACCTCTTGACTCAATAGCAGCGAATAAACCTTCAGTACCTACTTTATCACCGTCAGAACCGATTAAAGCATCAGCATCAGTAGCTGTAGTAGTGTCAAAACCTATAACACCCTCAAGCATAGCCATCTCTAAGTGATCGTTAAAACGAGCTCTTGTATCAGCTTCAGCTTTTAAGTACCATAAGTATCCAGCTTGTCCGTCTTCAGCAGCAACTTCAACCCAACCAATTCTAGACGCATCAGAACCTGATACCTCAAAGTAATCTTTCATGATGATTGGTTTGTTAGTAAACGTTTTGAAAGATGGTTGGTTAGCTCCTCTTGTGTCAGTAGCAGCATTACCTGCAGCAACATTATAAGACTGACCTTTTCCATATTCAGAACCATAAACTAATATAGTTGTACCTTTATTAGTATTTGTGTGAACTATAGTTTCGTCACCATAAGGTGCTACTGTAATAGTGTGACCATCAACAACTGTAACTAAAGCTTTAACTAATTGATTTGCATCAGAAATAATAATTGTATCATTTACTCTAACACCATGATTAGTTGCTCCAATACCACCAACAAGATAGTTGCTCTCGTCAATATCAGATTGAATTAGTATCTGCGTGTTTGAACCACCACCAGTAGTCTTACACTTGTAAGATAAATGTAATCTACCTTGCTCTGACCAAATAACTTGATCAGCAGTCATAGATTCTTCAGCTCCTACTTGTGATAAGAAACCTGAAATAGTTCTCGGTCCGAAAACTTCAGCTTCTTTCTCCATAAGATCTGGTAAGTATTGTTGTCCCCAACCTGCGTTTGCAGCAGATGAAAGATCTAAATAATTTGTTTGTAGCGCTTGTTGAATTGTAGCAGGTACGCTATTCAACAAAGGGCCATTTGTAATTGCCATAATTTTGTCTTTTTAATTTTTAATTTATTTTCTTTTTTTAATTTTGAACTTGTAGTCTGGAGAATTATCACCTAAAACTCTATACTGTGTACCAGATTGGATCGGCGCTGTATGTGACTGGCGAGGATCCATGTTGATATTTTTAGATTTAGCTATGCTGTTTTTTAAAGCATCAGCCTTACCTTGTTCGTAAAAGTGATTTGCGATTGCATCAGAATTCATTGCTGTAAATAAACCTTTGTGGTAACCACTCGCGTTTTCCATTTGATTTTTTTCATTCAGAAACTTTCCTATGAAATTATTAATGTCGCTTTGCGTAGTTTTTACTTTTTCAGCGTCACCAACATTATATCTAAACCTCTTGTCTCCAATCTGATATTCAAAACCTTTGAATTCATTATTGAAAACCTCGTCGGTTTTATTTAAAAATGCTGACTTAGCTTGCTGCTGTATCTCATGCTGTTCTTTTGACTGATTGAAGAATTCAATAGCGTTTTGCTGCTCTTCCGATAGCTTAGACCCCATTTTAATATCTTCGTAGTATTTGGACTTTAGCCCGTCCAGGTGGCTTTTAGCGCTGGCAACTTGCTCTTTAAGCGCTAGTTTTTTTCTTTTAATATCTTTGTCATCATCTGTTGACTCGTTCCAATCAAGATGTTCTTCTACTAAGAAGTTAATCTCGTCAGAGTTTAAATGAGGTTTTGTGTCTTTATAATATACTCTAAGTAGATCGTCATCACCATAAGCATCATAATCTCTATTTAGATTCATATAGTCGTTTAAATCACCACCCGTGTCTTTCATAAACTCCACTACCTTTTGTATGTTCTCAGGTAGATCTGGTTCTGATGCAATTGGAGCTGGTGGCGGTTCGTTGGTAATTTCAACTATAGGTTGTTCTTCAGCAACTGGTTGCTCTACAGGTGTTTCTACGGACGTGTCTACCCTTGTAATGTCCTCAACAACCTCAACTGGTTTATTAAGATCAACCTTAACAACCCCTTCAGGTTTAGTTTTTTTCATTGAAGGCTTTTTCTTTACCTTAATTTTTCCTACTTCATTGTCTACTTTAGCTTTTTCAATAACTTGTTCGACTACTTTTTGTTTTGCTTCTTCTGCCATAATATAATATAATAATAGTTAATAATGTGTTACATACCCATCATACTCATCGGGTCAATTACCTCACCACTTTGCTCTTGAAAGTCTTTAGGTGGGCTGTCGTTTTTTCTTTGATCAATTAACTCAGATTGTTGAGTTGCTTGTATTTTAGTTCTTTCGTCTTTTCTATCTTCCTTACCGTCTTCTTTTGATTTCATAGCGTCAGCTTCTAGTTTTGCTATTCTAATCTTAATCTCAAACTCATGATCCATTAACTGTTTCTTAAGTTCAGTTTCTTGCATCATTCTTTGAGATTCAAAATTAGCCTTTATCTCTTCTAGTTGCTGCATCGACTCAGATTCAGACTGTTTCTTTTGTATCTCCATTTGAGCAGCCGCTTGTTGAGCTTGAGTGTTAGCTTGTGTTTGTGCTATGATGTTCTCTTGCTGTATCTTCTGGTCTCTTTCTAGCTTTTTCTTTCTTCTAACTTTTAAAAGCTGGTTAGCAAGTTTTATATTCCTTATTTCCCTAAGGTCAATAGCGTCTTCTATATCTAAAGTTTGCTGTGCTAACGCTGCTTGGATGTTGTTTTCTAACAATTGTTTTTCTTCCTCATCCGGTTGCAATTCTATAAATATACCAAAATCATATAGATGTAACTCAGACATTTCTTTTAAAGTAGCAACATTGTGCACTCCTATTTGTTGTATGAAAGCTTCTTTTGTCGGTGAGTATTCTATAATGTCAGATATTCTAAGTGATAAAGCCTCACAAGTTTCTGATGTTAAAAATAAGCCTGCTTGTAATATATGTCTAGTTGCTGTGTTTGAGTTTGCCGCCGCTAGCTTTTGAACACCGACTAAAGAGTATTTATCTGGCGTACTGCCGTCCTTAGCTTCGTTAAGACCGGTTACGTCTCTTATCATTTGTAAATAGTAGTTGTAAGTTTGGATTAAACTTTGCATTTTACCACCACCAGTTCCTGTTTGTATTTCTTGTATAGGTATTTTCCCTGGGTTTTGATCTCCATCAGCAGTCATAGATCTACCAATAACAGAACCTGTTTGGAAGTACATATTTAAAGCTTCTTGTGGACTGTAGTTTGTTCCGTTACCTAAATCAATTTCAGCTAAACCATCAGCATCCATATAAACTCCATCTGGAACCATTCTAGACATTACCTGTTGAAGCTTTAAGTGTGTTAACTGAATCATATCAGCAAAACCAGTTATTCTACCAACCAAAGATTCTATTCTTCCGTTATACATTCTAGGCGCTGTAATAGCGTAGTTCATTTTTACTTTAGTGAAATCACTTTTAGGCCTCATCATGTTTTTAGCTATCTCCCACTTAAGCAGCTTGTCACTACCTAGTATCATAGCACCTTCAAACAAAACCTCTACACACCTTTTTAAAGCGCCATAACCACCTTTCTTATCTTCCGGTGGATTAAAAGAATCATCTTTTTCAATTGCTTTATCTCCTCCAGTTTTAGTTTCTTTCATCTTGTAAACCTCGTTCATATGAGTTTTATAGTTGAAATATAATATAGAAACTTTATTACTATCATCATCATAATCACCACCAAATCTATAAGCGCCTTTGTTTCCACCACCTTGAGCTATAATTTCTTCTAAGTTTTCGTGTGTTAAATCTGGAAACTCTTTTACCAGCTCGTTTATTGGCACTTGCTTTACTTCACCAATATAATAAAGATCTTCAAAATAAGGTGAATCTGTGTGTGAGTACACCAAGTTGGCTGGATCAACATATTGCACCTTAACACCTTCGCTTTGATTGAAGGTTGTTTTTACAGCACCTATACCTAAAACAGTTAAATCATAATAAAACTGCTTTTTAACCAATTCGTACCTGCTCCCTTCTAATAGAACACTTAGAGCTTGCTCTTCAGCTATCTCAACAGCCTGCTTATATGTTAACTGCATATGAAGGTCTAACTCTTGCTCGGAACCAGGTATTTGAGATTTGTCATTCTCATTTATAGTTAACCCTAAAGCTTCTTCGATTAATGCGTTTAATGGCTTAGCTTGGTAATCAGCCAACAACGACTCCATGTGCTCGGTTCTTTTAGAAACACCGTGTGGGTCTTGTGAGTAGGCTTTTATATCGTACATTCTTTCCGCCATACCATTAACAACGATATCTACAAATTTAGGTATAATTGGAACTGGTTTCCAATCTAAATTAAGATAGGACAAATCACCATTAATAGATAACTCATCCTTATATTTTTGTACAGACTGTTCGCCTCTAGCATACAATCTTAAGTTGTGAAAATTACTAGATGCTCTTACGTATCTATTGCTATGTGAGTCATTGTGAAACCACTCACGAGAAATAGCCTTACCAACATCCAAACCATACTCACCAGTCATCTTCTCTAGATCACTAACAACCTGACTCGGAAAACCACCTGTTACACCTGATTTTGACATATTCGTTATTTAATTATTTTTGAGGTACTACCATCATTTTTATACTTTGAAATGCTTATGTTTAACTGTCGCCTTTCTACTTTTGCGTTTGGAGCATACAAATGCCTGTTGCAAGCCATCACAGCTAGCCCAGAGCTAATTGCAGCATCAAACTTTGTTCTTTTATTTATATCAAACCTAGCCCAGTCATTTAAAGTATTGTTAAAATACATTGTACCGTGATTACCGTTTGTTTGTATACCTACGTGATCTTGTATGTACATCTCAATCGCTGCTGCGTGAGCTTGTTTTATATCTTCACTTGAGTTTGGTATTCCACCAATTTCTTTTTCAGCTACAGACAGTTTATTCCACACTTTGTCTGGTCTATTCATAGAGTAGCCTCTGTAACCTCTTCTTCTTAAGTAATACAAAAGCCTAGGTTTATTATTTTCACACAACAAAGGCATACCATAAAACACTAAAGCCATTAGAACTTCTTCAAAAAATATCTCAGCAGTTTGAGGTCTTGCTACGTACTCTAGGAAAAAAGAACTAGAAGGAGCTTCTTCCATGGAAAACTTTGTTAAACCGTGTAAAGCCCCGTTTGAACCTCTTCCATCTACCGTGCCTGATATATCATACGAGTCACAACCAAAGGCGCCTACGTGTTCGTTTCCAGGATATCTAACGCCATTTTTAAGTATTACTCTGTTCTGCATTCTTTGAGGTGGAAACCAACTAATTTTAAATCTACCTTTTGGGTCTGGGTAAAATATAACTTGTGAGTCTTTTATTCCGTTAACCCACTGAAAATTACCTGTTGTAACCCCTAGTGTTCTAGACATCTCCTCGTTGTAGTCTATCTGTTCGTATATCTTAACTAAGTTAAATATACTTCCCTTGGCCTCATCTCTAAACGCGTGCTCTGTTGTTCTTGGGAACTGTCGATAAAATTCGTTCAAACCGTCTTGATCGCCTTTTAAACCGTCAACTTCATTTTCCCAGTTATCTATTACACCTACATCTATTAATTCACCGTCTGGTGTGAGTCTATCGATATCAGGAGTAGTAAAGACTGGAACTCCATACTCGTCAATAAATCCTTCATAGTTCCATTCCATTGGGATAAACAAAGAGTATAAGCCAGACTTTGTCTGACCATTTCTATTTCTT